TTTGATACCAGTTGTCTTTACATCAGGGTTGTAGCCATCACGGTTAATGTTACCGACAGACATGTTTACAGAGTCTGCGCGAGTAGGCTTAGCACCGCTATAGCCATTACCAAGCTCAACTTTTCCACCAGTCATGGTGTGTGGCGGCGCATAGACTTCGGCGTTGCCGACTTCTTTGCCGCCTTGCTTTTGACTGAATTTAGCCATATTAGCCACCTTTTTTGTATGTGAAGGAAGACTTTTTCTGGTTAGCCACTTTAGCCAAACCACGACCCAGAGATTTCATCTGAGCATTTGTCTTGCCGCCTTTAGCAAACTTAGTCATAGGCTGACCGGGATGCAGCTTTTTCTCGTGCTTATGCACGGCTCCAGCCATCATCTTCTTGTCTTGTTTTAAATCCGCTTTGTCCATATTAAGCTCCTTATGTTGTCGATATGGTAACTGTACTAACTTCTATGTTCAAAACCAAGTAATTTGGTGTCAAAGGATCGTCAAAACCTCTTGAACCCCCTACAGGGTTCCATCCCCACTGAATGTCCCGGCTACCTTGATTTGGATAACCAAAACCATCCGGAGCAGTACTATTAGTTTGCAAAATCTGCAAACCGCTAGTTCCCGATTGCGTATAGCTTACATCAGGACGTGGCTCTCGTACAGCTTGTGGATCATCCACTGGATACATACCCAACTGTAACTGAGGCTGATCAGGATCCCAACATTCAGGACATACCTTTAAATTAAAAAGGCGTGTCTTAATAATTTCTTTCTTCAGGTCTTTAAGCATGTACCGCTCATCACAGCGGTCACACTGAGCGATTGCATATTTGCCTGAAGCGTATCTACTTGGCATACATCACCTGTAGAACGACTGTCTTGGGACATAACGGTCAGGAGCCTTCTCGCGGTCTTCCTGCGACGCTAACGTCCATTGTTCTTCGTAGGCGGCTTTAAGCATCACAATACGCTCCATAGGCACGTCAGGGCGCTTAGAACCAACATAATAGGCTAGACCAGCTACCACGCATGGAATCAGCCGGAACGGGATATCTTGCACGTTAACGCCGTTACCAGCGTCTTGCATGCGGCGCATGCGCCAGTACACAAACACATACTGATCGCCAGGAGAGTTAGGCGTAGGCCACACGTTTACAGACGTGAGGTTGTTAACCGTTACGGCTGCGCCAATTGCATGACCAGCGGCAGTTGTATTAGTGACGCCGTTGTACTGACCACGATAACAATTAAGTAATTGATTACCGCTGACGTTAGCGTAGTAGATTGTTTCTGCATCAATTGTGATAAATCCTGTAGCTGGTAGGCTCACTGTTGAACTGAGGGTAATAGTTGTATCTGTTGATAACACCGTTGCCGCTACTGTTGCCGTAGACAAATAACTCTCATTAGACTGCCGGTTAATCCACACTTGAATAGGGCGGCCTTGCGACAACTTGTTTGGCAGCGTTGAGTACGTTGACTCAGAGATACGGCTGATGTTGATATCAATCTGATTAGGCGTACTAGCCTGTGTACGGATAACTTGATCCAAGAGATCAATCGTAGTGCTAGGCAAAGCATAGACGCCCTGCCCAGTGTTCATTACGAATTGGCCTTGCTCAATAGTCCATAAATTGATGCCACGGTTAGCCCATTCAATCGTAAGCATGTTGAAGGACCGGCGTGCGGTACGAAACTCATAGCCAGTACGAACTTCAAGACCCGCCCGCTCATACGCTTCCTCAACAATTTCGTTGAAGTCTAGGTTAAAAGTGGAGAGTCCTGAAGTGCTAGCCATTATCTATACCCTGCTGTTTTCTTTGCGATTGTCTTGGGTTGGGCTACGAATTGTTTTCCGGCGGCTTTTCCTGCACGCTTGGCTTTGGTCGTCGCAGCGTACTCAGCAGGGCTGAGACTTTTAATCGCAGCGCTTGGAAGGTATCTTTCACCAGTGTCAGAAGATTTTTTACCACTTTTGGTTCTCCATTTTTGGTCGCCCCAATCCTTCAATGATTTTTGAGGAGCTTTCAATCTCGGTAACCCCCGCCAGCCGCCTTGTATTTTTTGGCAACTAGCTGAGCTTTACGCGCTGACCACTGACCTGCGCCAGTACCCTGCGTTGCTGCGGCTTTTACCTGCGACACAATCTTCTTGCGAAGACTTGGCTTTGTGTAGTTGCCAGCAGCGTTTACCTTGCCACCCTTTTTGTACTGGGTAAAATCAGTGTCATCCCGTCGGGCTGTTTTAACGCCTTTGGGCATTTTAGAGGCGCGGATATCGCCCATACCACGGGATGCCAACATGATTACACCATCTTTCCGCGCGTCTTACCTTTGGTACAGCAACCATCAGCACGCTTAGAAGCCGAGCCAACAGAGCCACCTTTAGCGTAACCACGCTGACCACGAACTGCGTCACGCGGGTCTTTCTTTTCGGGAGCATATTCGGTATTACGCAAAGACTTTGTATACGCGGCTTCAGTAGCCGTATTCATCTTGCGGTCAGCCATATCTTCCCGTGCTTGTTTTTCTGCTGGACTCATTTGAGGCTCCTAAATTAGCAAGTTTTGCCGCCGCTTTTCATAGTGATCATCTTGCCATTGGTTTTACCCTTAGACTCAATGCCGCCACCTTTAGCTGCGAAAATAGGCACTTTTTTGCCGTCTTTCATCTTCATAGGCATGCCGCCTTTTTTCATGCCCATCATGGAAGTATTAGCCATAGGAGTAGGCTTCTTCATGCCATCCTTAGCAGTGCTCATACCTTTTTTCATCACGGGTTTACCCATACTTGTAGCCATATCACCACCTCTTTTAAAAGATTTGCCTTTATCGGCGTTGTTAAACTCTTTACCCACGGACTGTGGGACTCCCGCTTTCTTAGCAAACTCTGGATTATTGGCCACAGCTGCCATGAAATTGTGTTGTTTTTTGCTTACGCTTGGCATTACTTGCCTCCTGCGTACCAATTAACAAGCTGAACTAAACCCGCGCCTACAACGCTACTAGCCCCGCCGACAAGCATTAAAACCTTCCAGCCGCCACGAGCTTCAGACAGCGTCTTGTCAATAGCTGTCAATGTAGCCTGCATAGCTTTCATGTTTTCCAACATCTTATCCATATCATCTTGCAAATGCTTGATGTCAGACGCATGCGTGGCTAACTCTCTGGCTGTTTTAATAGCGTCTTCAGTCATATCAGCAGTTCCAAGCCCGTAGGCTCTTATTAATCCGTGAATCCGGGTCGTTTGCAGTTTTGGCCGAGGTCAGCTTCTTTTTCATGCCGCTCATCCTCGCACAGAAAGAGTCGCGCCGGGAGCCGCCTTCGGGCTGGGGCCGTTTCAAATTCATGCCTTGCGCTTTCGCAGAGGCTCGGCCTTTGGCGTTTAAGCCGCCCTTCTCGGACTTGCCCTCTTTGCGTTGCCATGCTGGACTCTTAGCCATGATTAAACTACCTGAGTGACCGTTACGATAATCGCAGGGGTCACAGGACGTGTTGGGTTTGTGCCCGCCGCACTGTACAAAACTTCCAGCGTTGTGTCGGTACTGGCCCAATACAGTTGAAAATAGTCGCCAGAATTGGCTTGGATCAAATAGTTCCAAGCAGCGATGTTTTTACCACCACTCTGGGGGACGTTTACTTGCCCGGTAGTGTCTGCGACGTTAGCGCCGTTTTTGGCCAACCAAACTTCAGCAGTGGAAAAACCAGCGCCACCAGCGCGGGAAAACTGCGCCGAAAACTGGAGGTTATACACGCCACTAGTAGCAATCGTAATCTTAGACCCGTCAATCACTGAAATGCCGTTGGCAAAGTCAACTGTATCCAACAAGAACAAATTGGCGGATGTTGCACCGCCGTTTGTTAGCGTTGCGTTGTGTTGGAACATGCCGTAGTTAGCGGCAAAATTTCCTGCTGCGGGGTTGTTAACGACGACTGCCATATTAGCCTTTCATGTACACGGAGACTGTAGCTCCTGTACCAGAGACTGCGGACAAGTTAGCGCGGTAGTATTCGTACGTATTCGCCACTGCAAAACCATCGGACGTAGCCGCAGTGCCCAACGTCAAAGTAATTGTACCCAACGTAAAGAAATTTGCGCCGTCATTGCTAACTTGGATTAACACAGTTGCCGCGCCAGTAGACGTAGATGTGTTACCTACAGCTTGGAAGCTGTGATAAGTATACGTGGCAACAGCCGACGTATCTCGTGGACGCCACGCCGTACCCGCGCCTGTGCCGGTGGCGTTAGAGAGGAGTATCTGTGCCATTTTGTTGCTCCGGTTCTGGTGCTTCTAGCCTGTTTATGAGCATCTTGTACGCTTGAATTGTGGCTTGAGCCTGAGTCAAAAAGGTACTAGCCTTCTGTGCTTCAGTCTCAAGGTCACGAATCTCAGTCTCCAAGAATTCCTTGGTGATCTGCATATTAAGCCGCGCTAGAGCACATGATGAAATAAGGCGTACCGTCTGAAGCCACAACTCTTAAAGTCTTGGCAATAGTGGCAGTGCTTGTTACAAACATAGCTGCGGGAATATTAAACAAGTTAGCTACTGTGCCAGTGCCGCTGTTTGTAAAGCGGATGAAAGAAGCGTTTGTCCAAGTGCCGCCAGAAGCAAAATCAGAGTCAGCTTGAATAGCTGCAATCGTACCGCCGGGGTTTGTGGAAGAACCACCTAAAGTAGCGCGAAGAGCGTTACCTGCGCCGGAGATAGTGCCA